CGTTCTCGCCATGGGCAAATCCGTGGACCATCGCCACGGGGCCGAGGCGGTAGACTCCCTTGTCGGCGTGGTAGGGGAGGATGGTCTTGGCGCCCGCCTGCTTGGCCGTGCGGTTGATGTCGTCTTTGATGTCTTGGCAGTAGTCGCGGACCATGGCCGACCCGGACGAGCTGATGAGGTTGTCGAGGCGGTGCTCGTGGTTGCCCCAGAGATAGACGGACGGGCGGAAGCGCCGGAGGAAGTCCTTGCCGGCCTCGAGGTCGGCCTTGAGGGACTCGCCGCTTTCCGCGTCAGAGGAGCCGACGCCACGGCGCAAGCTGCGGAAGTCGAAGTGATCGCCACCGGCCACGCGGACGTCGGGCTTGTAGTCCTTGCAAAACTCCCAGAGGGCGTCGAGAGCCTGCGGGTCGGCCATGTCCCCGTGGGAGTCGGAGGCGAAGACGAAGCGGACGGGCTTGCTCATACCTTGCCCTCCTTGGCTTGCTTCCACGCTTTGACGGCGCGCTCCTTAATCTGCATGCCGCTTACGCATCCGTTAAGCCAGATGACTTCCTCCATGCCATCACCGGCCTTGCGGAGCCGCTCGACCTCGGCCTTGAGGACTTTCTTTTCAGCGTTTTCGGCTTCAGCCCAAGACTTCCACTTCTCGACCTCGGACTTGAGGCGGGCGTTCTCGGCTTTGAGTTCGGAGATTTCTGCCTTCTTTTCAAGATTATCGTGGAAGGCATCTTCCCACATTTCCTTGTAGCGGTCGCTCACGACTGCACCCCCTTGGCGTTCTGCCATCCATCGTCTAGTTTGCTAAGGTATGAAGACGAGAGGCGGTTTTCCACGATGTAGCCGATTACAAAAGAATGCATCGCATCCCCGGCCTTGGTCAGCCGCTCGACCTCGGCCTTGAGGCGGGCGTAATCGGCGTAATCGACCAGCGGGCCAGCGGGGTCCACGGCGAGGATGCCACCGCCTAGGGTCAGTTGCGCCTGGTTGTTGGCCACGCGGTAACGGGTAGGTTCGCTCATCGTTTGATGCGGACCTTGTTAGGGCCTCGGGGCTTGTACTTCCTCGCGATCTTCAGCCCCATCTTCTTGGCGGCGATGTAGAGGCGGGTGTAGGAGATGCCGAAGCGCTTCTCGGCCTCGCGGAGGGTGATGCCAAGGTCGTGCGCCTTGAGGGCGGCCTCGTAAGACTCGGGCTCCTTGATGCGGAGGGTGCGGCCGTCCCTGGTCTTGAACAGGTTTGCCCCGCCCACGGGGGCCTTGGTGCCGTAGTCGCTGCGCTTGCCGGCGGGGAGGGAGCCGCCCCAGGAGAGCTTACGGCGGCAGCCTGCGGGCCACGTCACGCCGACCTTGGCGAGAAAGGCGGTGATGACGCCCAGCTCGACCTTGGCGTACTCGGCGGCCTCGTAGGCCGTGAAGCCCTGCCGGTGGGCCAGGCGGCAATTGGTGGCCAGTCGCTTCTCTTCCGTCGTCCAGTCGGCCTGCTCCTTGAGGAACAGTCGGTGAATGCCTTGCGGGCAGTTGGCCAGGAAGGTGAGGCGCTCGGGGGTCATGCCCCACTTCTTGGCGAGGTCGTAGATGTCGCCCGGTTCGGATCCGTAGCCGGCGAAGAAGTCGGAGCTCATAGTTTCCAGAGCTTGGCGATGCGGTAGCCGTGGAGCAGGACGGCCTCTTCGTCGCCCGAGGTGGCGTAGACAGTCTCGTCGAAGGGGACGGCGGCCATGATCTCGACCAGCGACATGGCCTCTTCGTCGTTGGCGGCCTTCCAGCCGTGGCGGACGATGTGGACAGCGTGCAGGCTTACGCCGTACATGTCGCAGTAGTTCTTGGCGGCCTCGTACTCGTTGAGGTAGCGCCAATCGGAGACCACGAGCGTCTGGCCGTCGGTCAGGTCGGCCACGTAATTGCCGATGGCCTTGGCGAAGATGTCCTTGTCGCGGCGGCGCATGGCCCGGCCGAACTCGACCAGGAGGTCGCGGTCCTGCAGCTTGTCGGCGTCGGTGAAGTAGTCCACCTTTAGGCCGACGTTGTGGGCGGCGGTCTCGAGGGCGTACTTAAGGGTGTCGGCGAAGGCCACGCGCTTTGCATCCTTGGCGGACGCGACGATGCCCTTGGCGAAGGTGTCCTTGCCGGCGCGGGCGAACCCGCAGACCAGGACGAGGTGCTTGGAAGGCGCCATGATCAGAAGGAGTCCGGGGCGGTGAGCGTCTGGCCCTTCTTGGCCCACGTCAGCTTGTACTTGTAGGACGGGGAGCCATCGGGGCGGGGGTTGCCTTCGCTGACCTCGACGAGGGTCTCCACGACCTTGCCGGCGGCCTTCTCGACGTAGGCCACGTAGTCCTCGGGGGTGCGGCCGGTGAACTCGCTGGTGAAGTTGCCGGACATCTTGCCGACGAGCATGGCAAGGCTCTTCGGGTACTTGGTGCCGTAGGACTGCGAGAGGCAGTGGCCGTCGGCGGTCATGAGGAAGAGGCGGTACGACATGGTGCCGTCGTCCCAGACCCGGACCTTGTCGGCCTTGGGCTTGGAGAGTTTCAGCATGTAGATGCCGGACTTGGTGATTGTCTTGAGGGGCACCTTGTCGGCGCCGTTGTGCGGGTTGTGCATGGTTTCTGGGTGGTTGGGAATTAGGAGAAAGAGAGGGGGACGGCGTCGCCGGGCTTCTTCCAGGGCTCGACCTTGATGATCTCGGGCTGGTAGGTCGGCCACGAGTCGAACTCGGAGCACTTCTGGAAGAGGGTGATGGCCTCCAGCATCTTCATGCCGCCATCGGCCACGAGCTCCTGGTCGAGCTCGAAGACGGCGCCCTCGTAGGGGGCTTCCTTCTCGACGGCGATGATGCGGAAACCTCGTGGGGTCTCGCCGTAGTTCAGTTTCCAGAGGTGCATGTACCAGGCGGCCTGCAGGCGGAAGTCCGGGTTGCGCTGCAGCTCGCGGCCGAAGCCGTGCGGGGTGGCGTCCTCGCGGGTGGTCTTCAGGTCGTAGAGGTAGCCGTCGGCGCCGATGAAGTCGATGGACCCCTTGAGGGCCACGCCCATGTAGGTGCCGGTGAGCGCGATCTCGGCGGCGTGGACGCGGATGCCGTGGCTGGCCATCACGGCGCGGAGGCCGTCGGCGTAGTGCAGGGCGTTGTCGTACTCGTCGCAGTCGCAGGCGATGTGGTCGGGCTGGAGGGTGGTCTTCCAGTACTCGTACGCGGCCTTGCCTTCCTTGGTGTTCTTCTTCACGTCGGGCTCGGGCTTGTACTTGGCGAAGACGTCCGGCTGGAGCACGCAGGCGTGCGTCATGATGCCTTCGCGGAGGGCGGCGGTGGCCTTCGAGGGGTTGGCCAGGGCGTGCTTGTACTTGGCCGGGGAGCGGAGCAGGACCTTGGCCAGCGTCTGGTTGAGACCGGGCAAGGCATCGTACTCGGCGCGGTTGCCGGCGAGGCTCATGGCCTTGATACCGGTGATGTCGGGGGGCGTGTATGTCTTCATGTATGTTTGATGTATGTTATCGGGGGGTGGTGGAAAGGGGAGGGGTCAGCCTAGGACTATGGAACTTACCCGGATCCAATCGGGCGAACCTAGGCCGACCCCAAGGTGGTCAGAGGTCTTCGTCGGGATTATCGACGGCGTCCTCGATGGCGCCGAGGGTGACGGCCAGCGTCTCGGCCTTCTCGTGCAGGTTCTGGAAGGAGACCAGGAGCACGCTGATGTCGGAGCGGAGGGCGTTGAGGCGCTCGCGCAGCTCGTCGAGGTCGTGGGCGTCGTCCACGCGGGAGAGGTCGGTCACGGCGAGCACGTTGCGGAAGCGGGTGCTGTCCTGGCCGATGCGGTTGACGTCGTTCTGGGTGACGAAGGCGGACAGGTAGCCTTCGAGGTTGAGGGCCTCGACGTGGAGGCGCTGGAGGTTGGCGGAGGCGGAGTCGCGGGGGCTCATGGGCGGGAAGGGATGGTGATCTCCTTGATGGTGCCCGGGGACTTCACGAAGTACCGGACGTTGGAGCGTTTGAGGGTGGGCCAGGTGTGCACCTTCCACGCCCGCATGGTCTGCTCTAGGCCCTTGGCGTTGGCGGCGGTGCATTCCCAGAAGGCTTCCCCGTCGAGGAGGATGAGCATGCCGTACAGGTAGACGGCGTCCTTCTCGGCGAGGCGTTCGATGGACTTGGGGATGTCAGCCATGGCGGCGCTTGTCGGCCCACTCGGAGCAGGCGTGCATGATGTCCTCGGCGGTCACCTTGTCGGCGTGGCGGAGGACGTACCAGATCTCGTCGCCGGCTTCGCGCATGGCCTCGTTGCGCTCTTCGAGCTGCTGGATGCGGGCCTTGGCGGCCGCGAGCTCGTTGATGCGCTCCAGGTTCTTCATGGCCTCGCCGATCGGGTCGAAGGGCTGGCCGCCCGAGAGGAAGTCGTTAGCCATTGGCGGCCTCCTTCTTGACGGCGGCGTTGAAGGCCGGGTTGTTGGCGATGGCGACCAGGTGCTCGCCGGAGAGGTCGGCCAGTCCTTGGCCTTCCTTGAGCCAGCCCTTGCGGAGCAGGACGCGGACGGCGGCCTCGGGGTGGTCGGTGTACCCGCTCGCCCTGCTGGCCGTCTGAGGGGTCTGGCTGGCCGCCTGAGGCGTTTTGATGGCGGGGGCAGTGGTAAGCCTAGGGGCGGAGGCCGAGGCGGCGTCATCGTCCGTATCGACGGCCAGAGACAGCGCCACGCAGATGGACACCCGGCGCATGTAGGAGATGGCCGACCCGATCTGTTGAGCCGTGAAGGGTACGACCCGCAGCTCGCCGGTGTTCTTGTCGTAGGCCGTGCCCTCGGGCTTCACCATCAGCCGGCCGAAGTCGAACGTCTCGCCGCTCATGTGAAGGACGGACGTCGCGATGCCGATGCGGCCATCGTCCGAGACCAGGGACTGTTTCAGCGCAAGGCCGTTGTCGGCCAAGATGGGCTTCACGTAGTCGAGGATGACGTCGAGGGTGACGTACTTCGACGTGAACTTGTCGGTCTTGAGGACCTTGTTCGCGGCGAGGTTGCTGATCTGGGCGATGGCTTGGACTAGGTCGGCCGCCGCGGTGGTGTTTGTGGCTTGTTTGCTCATGGGTGCTTGGGAAGGTTAGTCGAGTTTGCCGCTGGTGGCGGCGGCCGCGTCGATGGT